GGTCTCGGCAAGACCACGGTTCCACTGCCATGTGGTGAGGTCGGTGACGTCGATCACCTCGATCTCCTGCGGCTGGAAGCCGACCGGGATGGAGACGGCGTTGCCGTCCGAGGTGAAGTTGAGCGTCAGAAGCTCAGCGCCATCGTTGTAGTAGGGGTTTCCGATGATCGTGCCGTCGCCGACATAGGTCGCGGGGAAGGCAGAACCGTGGAATGTGACATCAATAACGTCGGTGGTCATGGGGATCTCCTGATCCTGGAATTACGGGGCGAGGATGGGGCCGCTTGTGGCGGCCCCTCACTCATTATTGCGAGCAGGCGACTTCAAGGCGAGCCATGAAAGCGTCTTGCAGGATGACCGTGGCGGTCCAGAGCTTCCAGCCCACCGTTCCGCGCTGGCCGAGGGGGTCGCCGATGGCCGGCTTGGGGTTGACGACCATGGGCGTCATGGACGATTTTCCCTTCAGAGGGACCATGCCGAAGGCGTCGCGGCCGAAGATCAGGATCGGATAGACGTCGAGGTTGACGCCCGAGGTCGAGCGGCCCGATGTCGAGCCCGAAGCGCCGGCCACGAAGGAGCCGATCACCGCACCGGCGTCAGCCCATGGGGCGAACACGGTGGAGGTGAGGTAGCGGACCTGCTCCAGAGAGCCGATTTCGCCCTCGAACGGCGTGGTGTGCGGGCCGTAATCCGCCACGACCTTGAAGTTGGCGAGCGAGCGCAGATCGCTTTCGAGATCGGGGTGGCAGATCGCCATGTAGCTGGCTTCGACCGACTTCGTGTTGAAGTCCGGCGTGGAGCCGACGACCTGGGTGATCTTCTTGGCGTTCTGGCGGTTCAGCGCCGTGGTGACGCCGCGCTGATCGACAAGCGCGATCGGCGTCGCGATCAAGGTGCGCGAGGCGACCTTGTTGGCGTAGAAGACGTTCAGACCGGCCTTGAGCACGTTGAAGCGCAAGGTCTCCACGGTCACCGCGGCCTGCTCGCCGAGGATGTCGGTGGCGTTCTGCAGGACAGGATCGGTGTGGGTGTCTTCGATCACGTCGGTGATGGTGACGAAGTCGCCATACTGCGCGAGCTGGACGGTGTAATCCTGGTTGGCCAGGACCGAGCCGTTGGGCGTCACGCCTTCGACGAGCGGCGTGGTGGCGACCGGGATGTAGAAGCCGGAGCCGGGGGTCTGCGTGCCGGCCGAGCCGCCAGCGCCAGACAGGAAGTAGCGGCGGAACTTGGCGGTCTGCGTCGAATTGGTCGGCAGCGGATAGGTCTGGCCGAACTTTTCGATATGCAGATAGGGCATCGCGCGCTTGAGCATGCGAACCACGGAATAGGCGGCGACTGCCGGGGAAATATCGCCATAACTGGTCATTGCCGTCATTGGACTGGCTCCTTACGAGGGGTCAAGATTGCCCGGCAAAGGCTGCAAAGGCGTCCTCGAATGTCGAGGGCTCACCCTTGGCCGCTACCGACCGTTTCGATCCGACTGGGGCCAGTGCGGCAGCCGCTTGTTTGGCAGCCGCAGGCAGCTCGGTTTCTTTCGCTGCGGGCGCGGCGCTGGCGGCGGCTGTGGCCGCTGGCGCTACACCTGTGGAAGCTTTGTATCGGTTGATGAGATCAGCGACCTCAGTGACCGTCCCTTGTTCGATAACATGCTTGTAAGCCACCTGCAAGTAGGATGGTTGCGTTTCAACCCAGTCGAGCACCTTGTCACGAACGGTGTCGTAATCTGGGGCGGCTTGATGCAGATTAGCGGTGTGCTGCTGCTCCATCACACCGAAGGCGGCGTCCTGGATGGGTTTAATCACCTTGGCGACTTCGTTAAAGATATGCTGCACGAGCACGTTGTTCTCGGCGCGGCGGCGAAGGCCCTCAGCTCGGGCTACGTCAGGAAAGTCCTTCTCGTATTCGGAGAGAAAGGTGGCCTCCTCGGCGCTGAACAGCGGAGCCTGCTGCTGCGCCGGCCGGACCGGCGCGGGCTGCGGGGCCTGCTGCTGGTTCTTCTGGAGAAGATCGGCCAGCCGCTCCAGCGGGTCCGGCTTGGCGGCTTCGACAGGCTTGGCTGCCGCGGCGTCGGCGTCGGCTTCGACAGGCCTGGCTGCCGCGGCGTCGGCTTCAGCCTTGGCGGCGGGGTCGACGAACTCGGTCTGCTCTCCGGCCGGCGGAACCACCACCGGGGCGGGGTCTGCGGCGGCTGCGGCGGGGTCTGTGGTCGTCGCGGCTGCCGGCTCGTCGGCCAGCAAATCCGCGGGCGGGGCCTTGTCGCCAATGCTCGACAGCATGTCGAAGGCCTTGGTGAAATTGTCATCGTTCAGTGTGTCGTCCGTTGTTTTGATCTCGGCCATGTCACTCACTCAGGTTGGTTGGCGATTAGGTTCAGTTCGAGGAGGAGCCGTCGATAGGCCACCGCCTCGCCTTGGTATCTTGAGAGGTCTGCCGGCGCGCAGGACACCAGCGCGTCCTTAGACTGCTCCAGCTTGAGCTGGAGGAGGTCCACCAGCGCTTTGAACTCCGAGCTGCCCTGGCTCGCCTTGAGCCGGGCCAGCAGGTCCGCCGCCCGCCTGGCCTTGGCCAATACTTCCGCCGGGACCGCCATTGTTCACTCCGTTTTCCAGTAGTTTCAGGGAGGCGTCGATGTTCGCGACATCGGCCTGGGTCGCGCTCTTGTTGCCTTGCGCGATGTTCTTGAAGGCGTCGGCCAGCAGCTTGCGCGTGTTGGCTTCCTGCAGCGCCTGGGCGCTCTGTTGGTCCTGCGACGCCTTGGCGTTGGCGGCGGCCTGGTCGCGATCGACGTCGACCTGCGGCTTGAGCAGGTCGGTGAGGTCGCGGGTGGCGAACCGCGCCTCGATCAGCTTGCGCATGTCGACGTGCATTTCTTCCGCCGGCTTGAGCGACGCCGCGAGCTGGTCGACCTGCATGCCGCGCACCTCCTTGGCGATCAGCGATGTCGCGCCGCGCGCTATGACGTTGTAGTCGCCGTCCGGGGCCTGGTCCGGGTTGAACTTGCGGTTGAACTCGACGACGCTCTGGATCACCGACATGGTGAAGCTGTCGAAGTTGCGCACAATGTCCTTGAAGGGGAGCGCCGCGTCGCCGCGCAGCATGCTCGCGCCGGCCGCCGTCCGCATCGGCTCGCTCGGGGTCTGGGACATGTCGCCGCCGGTGGCCGGACCGACGAAGGTCTCCATGTCGGCGAACTTCATGAACAGGTCGATGACCTTCATCAGCTCGTCGAGGTGGCTCTCGATCTCGACGTTGCGCACCGCCGGGAACTGGGCGTCCGGGCCGGAGCCCTCGCGATACCAGACCTTGTAGGCGGCGGTGGAGGAGAGATCCTGACCAAGCAGCAAGAGATCAGTATTCAGTTCGAGGTTGGGGCCGCAGATCACCGAGGCGTTATCCAGCAGCATCCTGGTGGCCGCCGAGATCGCCATCTGGGTGTCTCGAATGACGTTGGGCAGCCCCATGCCGACCGGCGAGGTGTCATCCTCGTCGAACAGGAAGGTGTGGATGGTCTGCACGTCGGCGTCGATCTTGCGCCAGGGGTTGATGTCGCACTTGATGACGTTGCCGTCGATCATCCACACTTCGGCGTCGATGTCGTCGGTGAGCTTGCCCTCGGGCACGTCGCAGCCGCACATCTGCAGCCACTCGCCGGAGATCGGGCCATGCCAGGAGATCACCTCGTATTTCAAGGTCTCCGGCTTCATCTCGTTGACGTTGACCTTGACGCCCATCGCGCGCAGCTCGGTCTCGTAAGGCTGCGGCCGATAGTTGCCCTGCTTGTTATTGTTGAGATATTTCTTGATCTGGTCGGCGAAGAAGTCCGAGCGCTTGGCAAGGTCGCGCACCTGATGGCGGGTCATCACCGTGCGCGTGAAATAGCCGTCCATGCTCTTGAGCGTCTTGGCGCTCATGTCGGGGTAGAAGTCCCAGATCGACAGCGCCTCGAACAGCGGCTTGTAGACGGTCTTCTTCTTGACCGACGGCTGTCCGGTGGCGTCGAGAGACCACACGGCGGTCTCGCTCTTGCGCACGTAGGGTCCGCGCAGCACGCCCATGCCATAAATGACGCCGGAGCGCACGACGTCGCGATTGAGCGTGACATAGTCCTCGCTCTGGTCGCCGCCCAGCTCCATCAGCTGATCGTCGATGAGGTCGGACAGCGCCTTGGCTCGAGCCTCGGACAGCGTCTTGATCGCCGCCATGACATAGGGGAGGTCGACGGCCTTGGCCGGCGGCGCTGGCGTTCCCGGAGCGGTCGAGGCGGCGTCGGCCTTCTGGGCGTCGGCGATAGCCTGCACGACGTCGGAGACCTTGAGGTCCGGGCTCGGATCGGCGGTGAGCTGCCAGTTGCGCTCGGTGCCCTGAAACATCAGGTTCATGAGCCTGGAGAGCACCGAGATGCACTTCACCCGGGTCACCCGCGGGTAGGCCTTGGAGCGGTTGGCGTTCAGCTCCTTCTCGATCTCGGGGTCATAAATGCCAAGATACTGGCGCTGGTTGCGGAGCCAGCGCAGCTCCGCGATGCGCCGGTCGGAGACGTACTCCATGAACAGCCGCGACAGCTTGTCGCCGATCATCTTCAGGTCGTCGGCCTTGATGACCTTGACCGGGCTGTCCTGGGCGTCCGGCACCGGCACCGATGGCGGGGTGATGGTGGCGATGTCAGTGGTGGCCATGTGGTCCCTCAGCGAAAGTTGTAGGCGTTTTTGAACTGGGGAACGACGAACTTCTGCCCGCGTCCGCCCATCTTCTGCTCACGCTCACTCAGTTTGTGGAAATATCTGCACAGATACCCGAAGCCATCGCCAGGGTGTGAGTGCTCGTTCTTTTCGGGATCGGCACCTTTGACCACACCTTTAACCACATTCATCTCATAGCGCCAGCCACCTTTCAAGGCCCTGACGACCTTGGGGCACTCCAGAGCGTCGATCTGAAGCGCAGGGCCGACTTCCGTCAACAATGTGGTGAAATGTTCGATGGCGTCCAGACGCAGCGGCAGGCGGTTGTTGGTCTCGATCACGCAGGGCCAGTGCTTCTTGAACGCCGCCACCACGGTGCGCTCGTCGGTCTGCGTTCGGTTGTTGGCCGCCGGATCGGGCGCGATGATCAGCTGGGCGTTGGGGAAGCGCCGTCGCAGGTAGGGTTTTACCACCTCGGTGATCAGCCTCTCAGCGCCATAGCCGATCTGCACGCACTCGCCGAGCACATTCAGGACGCCATGGCTTGTCTCCTGCCCGAAGACCAGCGCCGACCCAGCCAGGCCGGGGTCAAACCCCGCGATCAGAGGGAGGTTGGGGTTGAAGATCAGCCCTCGCTTGGCGAGGTGCATGTCCGCCTTGAAGGTGGGGACCACGGCCTTTCCAGAGATGGAAAAGCCCCACTCGCTCTCCACGAACTGCTTGACCCAGGCCTCGGACTTCCCCTTGATCTGGTTGGCGTAATAGCCTCTCCCGCCAGGCAGGTTCTCGATGTTCTCGGCCTCCAGGCTCAGGCCGGACGGCTGCACGAAATACTTGACGTTGCGCTCCTGCTTGAGGCCAAGCATGGCCCTGCGCATGTTGGAGGGGTCGTCATAGATGTCGATCTTGTCGACGTCGTTCGAGTTGTGGAGGTAGTCGTACCACCAGTTGTCCTCGGTCGAGGTGTTGCTCGAGCCCCACATGCCCCAGTTGGTCGGCAGGGTGCCGTCCGGCAGCTTGTAGCGTCCGAGGCGGGCGCTCAGCGCATCGACGATCTCGCGCGGGATCTGAACGAACTCGTCGAGGATGGCGAAGCTGATCTCCAGCGACAGCACGCGCGCCACGTCGTCAGGCGTATCGAGGGGCCTGAACAGCACCTCGCATTC